TCGGTGACGAGGGCGGCTCAAAGAATAATCCAGAAGCTGACTCAAAGGACGGTGAAACTAACGTAGATGGTGAACAAAAACCTGAACCTGAAACAGGTACGGCTCTTAAAGGTAAAGGTGCAGAGGGTTATCTGAAACAAATCAAGGGTGAAGAAGATGCGGCTACTGAATCTGATAACGATAATACTAAACCAATTACTAAGAAAAAATCATCAACTATACCAACTGTCAAGAATGATGATAACTCCACTACAATGAAAACATCAAGTGGAAAAACACTTTATTCCGTTGGAGGTGGGTATTATTCAGATAGTCCAAGTGGATCTCCGAAATACATCAGAGTTGAAAATACAGATATATCGGTGGTTGAGGGTAAAGTACATGGCACCATACATGGTAAGACTACAACCGGAAAAGATGTTGTAGTTAAAGATATACCCGTTGATAAATTAGCAAAAGCTGATAAAGAATATAAGAAATCACAATTTCCTAAGTTTGCAGAGCAATCAAGTGATGAAATTGCAAACTACCTGGTAGGTACTAGTAGTAAAACAGCAACATACAAACCAATCACAACAAAAGATATGTTTGTAGAGTTAGATGATTCTAGGAATGATGCGTACAATGGAAAAAACGCAGGAAAGGGTGGCCCTGATACAACCGCACAAGAGGAGGTGAGTTGTAGGATTATTGAGTTGGCATATGAAAATCCAAAGTTGAGTCCAACGGAGATAGTAAATATGATGATCGATGAAATGGCTAAAATACCATACTATAAGAAAAAGAATAGAAAACAACTAGAAAAACTAGCTATAGCATCTTCAGCTGGTATTGGTATAATGAATTGGGTAAAAACCAAAGAAAATTCAGATTTTAACCCAACACAACCAAAGGGGTTTCCTAAGTCATATGCCTTTTCTGGAAAGGCAAGTGAAACCACATCCAATTTGTTAATATCTAAGTTGGAAGAAGCTAAGAAATCAGGTGATACAGATGGTATTGAACATTATTCAAATGAGATTAGAAAGTTTGCTGAACATTCAACAAGTGCAACTGGTTCTGAGGGAGATGGTGATACTGCTTTAATGTATGAGGATGTTAATGGTAGGATTAAGATATTACATATTACAAATAAACAAAGTTATAATGATCCTAAATCAAATACAACTAAAAGAGCAAGAGCCAATGATATAAAAAACAATGCGGTGGAAGGTACTGATATTGATTCACTTGTTAATATAAACCAGATTGCATCTGGTGAAGTTCGTGGTATGAATGAGATTGCAACTACATCAATGGCCGCTTTGAGTAATCCAACAAGTCAACGAGATATTGACAATATTCCACCTAATATTATAACATCTGTTTATGGTAGAGGTGCAGGAGATACAACCGATAAATACGTTAAAAATGCTATTAAAAATAAAATAGTTGTAGGTGAATTACGAAGTATAATTAAAAAACGTGATAATCTAACATCTGATGAAATAGACAACATGTCAGATGATGAGGTACGTAACTCGGTTAATGAAAAGGAAATTATTCAAGCCATAACAACATCAGTTGGACGAAAGGGAGCTCATAACATTGCAGATAGCGGCCCTGGATCACCTGGTAAATTTCTTATGAAAATGGGAAACTTATGGGGTGATGTTAATTCTAAATTTGAAATAGAACGTAGAAAACATCCAAAGAAAACTGATGACGAGATATGTGAAATTATATCTAAAAAGGTAGATCCTAAAACCAAAAAACCATTGTACGGTGGTGGTTTATCGTCAGAGGATATTCTTTCTATTAAGAATAATAAGTATCTTCAAGATTTGAGTAGTATTAATGATACACGTGGTGAGTCTATGAAACATACACACGAAGATATTGTTAAAAATGTGACCGAATCTGACATTAAATATTTCATGGATAAGGGTGGTATATCTGAATATCAGGCTAGAGAACGAGTTAAAACTGAAAACGGGCCACATACTGAAACTGTTATTCGTACATTTATGAAATCTGTGCATTGGACTAGGAGTATAACCGGTACAGCTGATGATGAAATTGTATCATCCGTTGGATCTGACTACGTACAACCACAACATTATAGAGAGTGTCTATCGTCTTTAACTGGGTTTGATGGTGATATATCTACTAGAGCCGGCCGTGAGAATTTATTAAATCATTTAGCTAAAAGTGTAAAAATAACGCCAGGTGAGGGTAGTGTCCAATTTATAAATAGTAAAACAGGTAAAACTGTATTATTGGGTGAAGATACATGGAGAACCGCGGGTGACGGTGAAAAGATAGCTGGTCATGATGGCAGTGATTTAATAAAGTGTTTGAAATCCAAGAGAAAAAAATAAAAAGTATATTTATACAAGTTAATAATTAAATAACAATGAGTATAAATTTACTGTGTACATTTGCACAAACAGATAGGTTACAAGATACGTTGGATAAGATACAAACTAGGTATGAATTAGTGTATAATTACATGTACGTGCTTTACAACGAAGAAACATCAACAGAGTTGTTTATTACGTATAATACTAATTCATCGTACGGAAATTGTACACCGGTTGAAGATACGATATTAATACATCGTAAAAAGGAATCAAATACGTTATACACAATTAATGCGTTAAACACGTTAATACAGTCATTGAACAATGGAAGATTAGATAGTACGTTTATAGTAAATTGGTCTGACTACCGTAATTCAATAGTATTGACTGACATGAATAAACCGAGAATAATTAAAACAAAAATATTTAAAATAATTGATATTTCTTCAAATTAAATTTGGATATGTCAGAAAATTGTCGTATATTTGTGTTACACAAAAACTACAATTATGAAAAGACATGACTGAAACTACGGTATATTCGAACGAAAAAAATAGTTAAAATCATCAAAAAAACGGATGATTTTTTCAATATTTAGATATTTATATACAGATATCTCGTGTAGGTAAAGACACGTAAATAAAACCATAATTTATAAACACCATTAATAACATTTAAAAACAAAAACATCATGGCAATTGACATTAATGCTATCAGAGGTAGACTGAACAAACTACAAAGTTCACAGAAAAAGTCTGACTTATTATGGAAACCAACTCCTGGAAAACATCAAGTTAGAATCGTACCTTACAAATTTGACAAGGATAATCCATTCATTGAACTTTATTTTCACTACAACATTAACAACAAAACTTATCTATCACCTCAATCGTTTGGTAGACCAGACCCTATTGTAGAGTTTGCGGACAAACTGAAAAGAATGGGTGATAAAGATGATTGGAAAACTGCAAAATCTATGGAGCCAAAACTTCGTACTTTTGTACCTGTGTTAGTACGTGGTAAAGAAAATGAGGGTGTACAATTTTGGGGATTCGGTAAAACTGTATATCAAGAGATTCTTGGTTACATTGCTGACCCTGATTACGGTGACATCACCGATCCAGTGAATGGTAGAGATTTGACGATTGAGTACAAATCAGCTGAAGAAGCTGGTACTTCTTATCCTACAACAACACTTCGTGTTAAACCAAAGGAAACACCATTGACTGACAATCAAGAAAACATGACAAAATTCTTGGATGCTCAAACTGAAATTACCGACTTATATTCAGAGTTATCATACGATGAATTGAAAACGGTATTAGAGGGTTGGTTGAATCCATCTGGTGATGAAGAAGATGTCGAAGAACCAACAACAACCACACAACCTGAACAACCTACTAAAACTGAAACACGTACAAATACTCCTAGTAGTAACGTAAAAACATCAGCTGATGTGGGTGCCGCTTTTGATGAATTATTCAAGAAATAATCATTAAGTTATGACAAAGAAAAAGGAAAGTGGTGAATTGGTAGATATCCTCGCGGAAACTCTAAACAAAAACTCTAAATCACAACAAGTAGCATATTTCCTAGACTCAGATGGGAACGTTCCAACGAACGTTCCAGATTGGGTATCATTTGGAAACGCTATATTAGATGTGGCTGTTTCAAATAGAGCGTACGGTGGTGCACCAGTAGGACGAATTATAGAAATCACCGGATTAGAACAATGTGTAACCGAAGATACACTAATTGATGTAATTATTGAGTGATTTTTTTAATCCTGTGATATAAAGATCAAAATGGAACTGATAGGACGTATAATCCAGATATTGTATTTCTGAATGAGAATGTGGCATGTGAAATAAAACCGCATGGATTACGGAACACTCCACTTAATATACTGAAATTTGAAGCAGCTAAAAACTATTGTAAGAAATACAATTTAACTTTTTCTGTTATAGATGAAACTACATATGATTTATCAACAATATTATATTCAGATATTGAAGATAAAATTAAAAATAAAATCATCATTATAAATGATAAAAATTTAGAACGATTATAACGTAATAAAAATGAGTATAATTAAACAAATAAAAATATCGGAAGTCAAGGAACTGTTGAAATCTGGTAAAAAAATAAAAGTCCGCACTAAAAACGATGAATTTGTACCCGTTGTTGACTATTTTGAAAAAGGTATATTACCTACATTTAAAATTGAGTTAGATAATGGAAATAGTATAAAAACATCAGCAAAACATAGATTTTTCACAAGTCAAGGGTGGATGTCCACTGATAAATTAAAACCAAATACAACTAAAATACATTGTGATGATAATTCATATCATACAGTAATTTCGGTTGATTATATTGGGAAATTTCCAATTGTTGATATCGAAGTAGATAGTGATGACCATTCCTATTTTGGTAATGGGTTTCTAAATCATAATTCAGGAAAATCACTAGTATCCGCTCACCTTTTAGCAGAAACACAAAAAAAGGGTGGAATTGCGGTACTAATTGATACTGAAAATGCAGTAAGTACTGATTTCTTAGGTGCCATTGGAGTAGATGTATCTAAGTTATTGTACATAGTGGCAGATTCAGTAGAACAATGTTTTGAATTTACCGAAACTATAATTGAAAAGGTTAGACAAACTGACCGAGATAAGTTGGTTACAATAGTAGTTGACTCAGTGGCAGCAGCATCAACCACAACCGAGATTGCATCGGAACATGGTAAAGATGGTTACGCAACAGACAAGGCTATTATCATATCCAAGGCTATGAGGAAAATTACCAATATGATTGGAAGACAAAAAGTATTGATAGTTTATACTAACCAACTCCGTGTTAAAATGAACGCAATGTTCGGAGATCCATGGTGTGTTGATCCATTGAGTACGGAGGTCGAAATAGAATATGATGAAAATTCAGAATTTTATTCTGAATATCATGATAAGTTATTACAAATAATTAATAAAAATAAATAACATGAAACAAAAAGTAACATTAGGACAATTATCTCAATTGTTTGACATGAAACTTGATACACCTGAGGTATTGGATACCACTGGATTGGGATTGAAAGTACAATCCATGTCCGGTAATGGTGACATTGAGTATAAAGAGGTTCGCGAGTTTCTAGTAAAACAAAAAGTGAATGAATATTATTCACTAGGAAAATTAAATGGTACGGGAAATCACCGAGTTAAGTTAGGTGACACGTATGTTAAATTACGAGATCATCCAGATGCACTGAAAGTAAACGGTAGTATGGATGTGGTAGACATATCAGTTGCTGATAATGAGAATTATATAGCAAATGGACAGGTTAATCATAATACTACAAGTGGAGGTTGGATAACAGCTTAGCTTCCACTATAAAAAACTCGGTGAATTGCTGGGAAGTCCTTAGAGGATTTTATACTACAACATAATTGGTAACGATAAGTGTGAACGTTAAAAAATAAAATCATTGGAAAATCAGCAGCCAAGTACCTCAGTGATGAGGTAACGGTTCAGAGACTAGTAAGATTAATCTTTTATAAAAATATATACAAATTGGGTAAGGATTGTCCGTTTCATTATACTTATAAGTACATAAAAGAAGAAATTGCCATGAGTGCCGAGTATCAAAATAATAAATTAATAAAATGTGAGTTATGTGGACAGATGTATAAGTCATAACGTGTTGAAGTTAATTAAGAATTTTGATAAAGATATAGTCCGAACTCATGAGAAATCATGAGAAGTGTAGATAAAGAGCTACATGATAACAAATTGAAGGCAATCGCATTCCACGCTTCTGTAAGACTAAGGTTAAAGAATATGGGGCAAATCAAAAACACCACAACAGGTGAAATCATTGGTATCAAAGTACGATGTCAAGTGGTTAAGAACAGAATCGGCCCACCATTACGTACAGTTGACATGGAAATTTACTTTGACAGAGGAATCGACAATTACGGTTCTTGGTTAAAGGTTATGAAAGAAAACAAACTAGTAAAACTAGCTGGCTCTTGGTATACATACGTTGACACTGAAACTGGAGAAGAACATAAATTTCAGGCAAAGGAATTCGTGGATTTACTAAAAGCCAACGAGGGACTAGAGGATCAAATATATAATCATATATGTGACGCTACTATTAAACGATATATTGGAAATAGTAGTTTAGTTGATGAAGATGATATCGAAATTGACACACATGGTGCTGGTGTAGATGATTAATTAAAAAAGAGTTATGAAACAAATTTACAAAACCATACTGGGTTTAGTTGATGAACGTACCCAAGACATTAATAGTAGACATAAGAATTCAAGGGTGCTAATTGTTGACGGTACGAATAATTTTATTCGATGTTGGAGTAGCGTGCCAACTATGAACGATGACGGTGACCATGTTGCTGGAATTACAACCGTACTAAAATCAATTGGGTATGCTATCAAACAAACCAATCCCACTAGGGTTATTGTAATTTTTGATGGAAAAGGCGGTGCATCGAGTAGACGGAAAATTTATAGTGGATACAAGTCTAAACGTAGTACCAACAAGTTAAGAGTGAATAGACAGTATGACGGTATGATGAACGATGAAGATGAACGTGAATCAATGAAACGTCAATACAAGTGGTTATCCGATGTACTTGACGTGTTACCCGTTACTACCATGATATACGATGGAGTGGAGGCAGACGATGTAATGGGATATATTGCAACTCAACTTATTAAGGAAGATGAACAAGCAGTGATAATGTCAACTGACAAAGACTTTTTACAGTTAGTCAGTGATAGTATCATTGTTTGGTCACCTACCAAAAAGAAAATATACAACAGAGAAACGGTAAAAGAAGAATTTGGTATTGATGCCAATAATATCCTATTATATAGGACGTTAGATGGTGACACATCAGACGAAATTCCAGGAGTAAAGGGGATAGGACTTAAAACATTAGTAAAACGATTACCAGAGTTAGCTGATAGTACTCAGTTATCTATAAATGATTTGTTTAGGTTGTGCGAAGAAAAACAAACACCAAAGAAACCAATCAAAATATATACTGATATACTGAACGCTAGACCTCAACTTGAACTTAACGAGAAACTTATGCAATTATATAGTCCAAACATAAGTGGTACAATAAAAATGGACATATTATCAACATACGATGAACCAACGAAACCATTGAATAAATTGGATTTTATGAAAGTGTGTATGAAGTACAAAATCATTGATACATTTGGTAACATGAGTTCATGGCTTAACGCAACGTATGGGACTTTAATAACGGAAAAAATAACATGACAGATACACTTATTCGCTATGGCCAATCGTTTCAGACCAAGACAGTTGCGGCGTTGTTAACTGATGCTAAATTCATTGATGAATTAAGTGAAGTAATAACGTCTGACTACTTTGAATCAGATGCCAATAAATGGATAGTTGATACTATCTTGGAGTATCATAGGGATTTCAAAAAAGTACCAACACTTGACGTGTTTAAGGTACATATAATGAAACTACCAGAAGACACTCTAAGTAAGACTATCATTGACCAATTACGCCATGTATATACAATGGTTGATACGGTTGATATTGATTATATTAAAACTGAATTTAAGGAATTTTGTATAAATCAAAATCTCAAAGAGGTAATACTTAAAGCAGTTGATTTACTAAAACTTGGTGATTACAGTAAAATAAAAGATTTAGTAGACGCTGCAATGAAAGTCGGTGTTAACACTGACTTGGGATTAGACTACATATTAGATTACGCATTACGTATGGATGAACAAGACCGTGAAACGGTTGAAACTCCGTGGGATGTAATAACAGACTTAATGGATGGTGGTTTAAGTGGTGGTGAACTTGCAGTTGTGGTGGCACCTAGCGGTGTGGGTAAATGTGTTGGTGGTGATACTGAGATTGACATTGAATATGATGAAATTGGTTTTGAGTTAATCAATGGACATGTTATATGGTGTAAGCCATGGGATAAAATTCAATTAGATGATGGTGTTGAAATTACTGCAAGTGAAGCTATGAAATTGATAGAACTAAGTGGTATTAGTAAGACTATGTAAAATTTTACGTTTTTATAGTATTCTTGTATTTATATTAACGGAATTAATATGAAATGTAAAATATGTAATTTTGAAGGAAAATCGTTAGTGTCTCATATAACACGTAAACATAAAATGAGTATTGATGATTATAAGTTAAAGTATAACGTAGATAGAGTACAAGAAATGCCACAAAAACAACGGGAATATTTATCTAATTTATGGAAAGATAGATTTACACAAACAAAGTGGATTGATAAATATAAAGATATTAGAGGTAGTATTTGGAATGTTGATTATTGGATAGGTAAGGGTTATACATTAGATGATGCTAAATTAAAAATATCAGAAATACAACGCAATAATAGTAAAAAACGTGATTATGAAACATCACCAAGTACACTTACTATTAAATATTGGTTGAGTAGAGGTTATACGAATACTGAGTCTGAGTTAATAATATCAGATATACAACGTAAGTTATCTAATACTTCAACTAAGTTTGCTGGTAAAACCCACACGGTTGAGAGTAAATTAAAAACATCAAATTCTATGCGTACTCATATACAAAATGTTGGTAAAACTGAATGGTCTAAACATTTTGATATGAGTGATGTTAAATATAGAAGTAAGGATGAAGTTGAAATATTTGACTATGTACTTAATGAATTGAAATATGATGTGATTGCAAATGAATTCATATTGGATTATAATGTAGATATGTTAATTGGTAATAAAATTATTGAATATTTTGGTATCTATTGGCATGCACATGAATCACTATTTGAGGATACAGAGATACATCCAATTATACGTAAAACTGCACAAGAAATTAGAGAGTATGATTTACGTAAAATTAGTTATCTAAAAAACAATGGATATGATGTATTGGTTGTATGGGAAAATGACTATAATGATGATAAAGAAAAGGTTATGAATATTATAAAAGAATATCTAAATGATACAAACTCGTAAGAAAAGAGAAACGATAAAAGTTGATAAGTTTTTTGAGTTAAATGAAATACCAGATACAGAAAATCATTTTCAAGATTTGATACATGATGTTAGAGTTAAAACCCCGTATGGTTATCATAAAATACCATCGGTATGTAGAACTATTAAACAAACTGCTATTAGATTGTATTTCACGAATAACAGAACACTTGAATGTGGGTGGGAACATAAATTGAAAGTAAATGGTGATTGGAAACAGGTTAAGGATATTGACATTGAGAATGATATCATTGAAACTGATAATGGTTTAACTAAGATAAGACGAATTCACGAAGGGAAAGAAAAGATTTTATATGATATGAAAGTTGATAAGGTTAGATGTTTTTACGCAAATGGTGTATTATCACATAACACGTGGATTTTAACCTCAATCGGTGCACACGCCGTATTACAAGGTAAAAACGTAGTACATTATACAATGGAGTTATCCGAACATTATGTAGGACAACGATATGACACTGTGTTTACCCACGTACCATCTAATAAACTAAAGGAAAAAACACATATAGTAGAAGAAAAGATAAAAACATTAAAGGGTAATCTACAGATTAAATATTTTCCACCAAAAGGGGTATCGGTAACACATATACAACAACACATTGAAAAACTAACAATGTTGGGTAACAGACCTGATTTGGTAATCATTGATTATGCTGACTTAATGTTGTCACGAACGAACAGGTCAGATTCAACGTACCAAGAACAAGGTGGGGTTTACATAGAATTACGTGGATTAAGTGGTGAAATTGGTGTACCTATATGGACAGCCAGCCAGACAAATAGATGTTTTTTTGTAGAAGATTTAGTTGATACAAAGCATGGAAAAGTTCAAATTGGTACAATAAAAGAGGGTGATGAAATCTTAACTCATAAAGGATACAAAGAAGTTACTCATGTTTTTGAGAAAGAAACACAACCAGTTTATGAAATCACATTAAAAAGTGGGAAAAAAGTAAAATGTTCATTGAGACATGAATTTCCTGTTAAGTATGGTAAACTAAAATCACTAGAAAGTGGATTAAAAGTAGGAGATAAATTATTTACAAAAAAATCATAAAACTTTTGTGTTTCCGTACCAATTTTTTAATTTCTTTATATTTATAGTAAAGAGAATACTATGGAATATTTTAAAAACGGATTACATATGTTAAAAATGAAACCATTTAGAGAATTTAAAACTAATGACAGTTTTGTTATTGAACAATTAAATTCGGTAGCATCATCGTTTGACAAAAAAACAATATACTACAAATCTGATATGATTAGAAACCTTATTAAGTATAAGGTAGACGGTAATTGGGTAAACAGAATAAATGAAAGTAAGAAATTTGGTAATGATAGTAGTTCGTTGGAATCTTATGTAGTTAGATATGGTGATACTATTGGTAACCAGATGTTTGATGAAAAGATAAAAAACACAACCATAACAGAAAAATCATATATTAAGAAATACGGTAAAAAACTTGGTAAACAAAAATGGAAAGATTTGTGTAAATCAAAAGGTAACTTTTCAGAGCAACATTTTGTAGAAAAATACGGTGAGTTAATAGGTAAACAAAAATGGAAAGAAACATTAACTAAAAAACTAAAAACTCAAAAAGAAAACTTCAAAAATAAAAAATGGAAAAACGGTAGAACACTTGAAGAGTATCAAGAACGACATGGTATAGAAGATGGGTATAAACGATGGAAGTTACGAAATGATAAACAACAATATAGATTATCTCGTGAATATTATATAGACACATTTGGTTCAGAACACGGGTCAGTTAAGTATAGATTATACGTAGAACAAAATATTAGAAACTTCAAATCACCAGGTGGGTATAGTAAAATATCACAAAGATTGTTTGACACCGTGTATAATCAATTAGATATTAATCATCAATCAAAATGTAAATATGCTACTAGAAATGATGAAGAACGGTTTTTTATGAACAATGATAAACTCATATTGACTGATTTTAAATGTGGTAATAAGATAATAGAATTTGACGGTGACTACTGGCATAGACTTGATGAAACTAAACAACAAGATAAACTAAAACAACGATTTTTGGAAAGTAAAGGATATTCGGTATTACGAATTAAGGAGTCAGATTACAATACTAATAAACAAGAAGTTATAAACAAATGTATAAATTTTATAAATGAAACAACATAATTTAAACCCAAAGGATTTTGAGATGGATGAAATCGTTTCAATTGAATTAATTGGTGAACGGGAGACGGTAGACATAACAGTAGAAGATACACATATGTTTTACGCAAATGACGTATATTCACATAACTCAGCGATTGACAGCGAGGTTATTGAGGCCGATAAAATAGCCGATTCATACGCAAAAGTGATGAACGCTGACTTTATCATGAGTTGGAGTAGAAAACCAGCTGATAAACTTAATAACACGGCACGGGCTCACATTATGAAAAACAGATTCGGGCCAGATGGAATTACGTTTCCGTGTAAAATGGACACGAATACAGGTTTTATTGAAGTATATGATGGTAATACGGCCGCTGGTATACTTTCAATAAAAGAAGCTGGTAACGGTAAATTAGAACAAAAAAACATACTTAGAAAGAAGTATTTAGAAACAATGGGTTAAACTATGAAACTATTATTAGGAAAATGTGAGGATAGGTTAAAGGAACTACCGGATAATTCAGTGGATAGTATCGTAACAGATCCGCCTTATGGATTAAGTGCACCTAAGAACAGTGGTAGTAAATCAACGGGTGGGTTTATGGGTCTTACGTGGGATTACGATGTACCAAGTGTTGAACAATGGAAAGAGTGTTATCGTGTACTAAAACCGGGAGGACATTTACTTGCCTTTGCCGGAACAAGGACACAACATCGGATGGCTGTAAACATTGAAGATGCTGGTTTTGAAATACGTGATATGATTGCGTGGGTGTATGGTTCAGGTTTCCCAAAGTCTATGAATATAGGAAAAGAAGTAGATAAGAAAGAAGGTAATGTTGGTAAAGTTATAGGTCAAAAGAAATTGTGGGGAGCAAACGCAAGTGGTGGTAGAGGTAATCAAAATAAAAATGGATACCAACCTACGGAAATTGGCGCAGTAAAATATGAAGAAATAAGAGAGGTTTGTAACGAATGGGAAGGTTGGGGAACTGCTCTAAAACCAGCACTAGAACCAATAACCGTAGCTCGTAAACCACTAAGTGAAAACACAGTAGTTGAAAATGTACTAAAATGGGGAACTGGTGGTATCAATATTGATGAAAGTCGAGTACCAACAAGTGAAGAAATAACAAATCATTCACGTAGTTCAGAATCTGCGGTTAGTAAGGGAAAATATGGAAGTAGTAGCGAACAAGTTACCCATCAAACAACCGGACAAAAACTAGGTAGATTCCCTGCTAATCTAATCTTAACATATCCTGAAAATGAATATATCCTTAAAGAGGAATTAAGTATTGAACAAAGAGAAAAGGCTCTTAAATGGATATATGAGAATGTCAAACACACAGTAGAAAATGCCACTATAAATTAGATAATAGAAAATATAATGATAACAATACAGGAAAAACTATATAATCAAATGCCTGACGAAATAAAGGCGTGTTTCCAAGAACTACCAAACCCAAATCGTGATGAAGTAGTAGAGTTGTTTCCAAATAGTAAGGCAGGTAAAAACAAAGAGGAAAAAGGAACTGGTGGAATATGGAATAAAGGAACTAACTTGCCCATCGGTCCAGAATATGGAGACTCAGGCTCAGCCGCTCGCTTCTTCTACTGTGCTAAATCAAGTAAGAAAGAAAGGAATATGGGGTGTGAGGGGTTGGAGGAGAACGTAAGAGATGAAAATCCTGGCTTTGGTGATATTGGTGGAGCGTCACGGGTTTTCTATTGCCCAAAGACATCAAAAACTGATAGAAACGAGGGGTTAGATGATTTTGAAGATAAAGTTAAGCTAACACAAATGAGAAGTGCCAATGGAACTGGTGATAAAAACTTTGATGGTGGATTTCAGGATAGTATACAAAAGAACACACATCCAACGGTAAAACCTGTAGATCTCATGCAATATTTGGTAAAACTTGTAACTAAAAAAGGTGGAACTGTTTTAGACCCATTTATGGGAAGTGGTTCAACTGGAAAAGCATGTATTCGTAGTGGTTATGATTTCATCGGCATTGAAATGGAAAAAGAATACATGGATATTGCTGAAGCTCGTATTCAATATGAAATTGATAATCCATATGATGAAAAGACTAAGACACGAGTAAAGGTAAATGAAAATGTAACTAAATTTTGGTAATGATAGACACAACATCTTTTGCAAAGTTCGTAGAACATGATACTTTGGATTTGGAGTATCATGACATAGTGACTGACATATTGTCAGTGACAGATATTGAACATGCAGTAGATGTTATATTCAAATATCACCGAAAACATGGATTTCCACATTACAACGTACCTATGTATCAACGAATTAAAGATATAAAATCACTAATTAATTTTGATGAACGTACATTGGTTGTTGGTGAACGATTAGAACAGACGATGCACGGTCTTTCAACGTGCTGGACGTACTTTCCTCATTGGGTGGATGTACCATGCGGTTCTAACAAAATAACACCTATAGAGTACTGGAATGACGATGATAAATTAAAAGAAATTATTAGGAAAACATGGGCATGGCAACTAAAACACGGTAACGGAACATTTACATTAAATAGACTAAGACAGAACTTCAAAATTTATGGTGGAAATCAAACCGTAAGTAACTTTAGACCAACCGTTGCAAAATACTTATATAATACATACGGAAACAACGGTACAATATATGACCCAAGTATGGGATGGGGTGGACGGCTGATGGGATTTTTATCAAGTAACTGTAAGACTTACATCGGTACGGATCCATCAACTAAAACATACAACGGGTTGGTACAAATGAAAAATGATCTAAACTTATACAATAAGAATGTAGAGTTACATAATTTAGGTTCAGAGATATTCAGACCAGAAAAGGAAAGTGTTGATTTGGCATTCACATCACCACCATACTTTGATACAGAAAAATACTCAGATGAACCGACACAATCATACTTAAAATATCCATCTGAACAACTATGGTTAGATGGGTTTTTAACTGATACAATTCGTAATATTCATTATGGATTACGAAAGGGTGGGTATATGATATTAAACATAGCGAATACACCACGTCATAAATTGATAGAAGAACAAACTAAGAGTATATCAGAACGGATCGGATTCAAATTGGACAGAATTATCTATTTGACATTATCCAGCGTAGCTGGTAAAGGTATCAAGACTGAACCTATAATAAGTTTCATAAAAATTTAACAGTAAACTACACATAGATTTACAAATAAACAATAGTTATACACACCGACAATAGAATTAATAAAAATAATAAAGACTATGGCACAAACATCACAAGAATTATTTGAACAGATGAAAAGTTTATTCACCGAGTTTGAATCACAACACAATGGAACAACAAAATCATCTCAAACAAAAGCTCGTAAAGCAATTGGAGAATTGAAAAAACTCATAACCGATTATAGAAAGGCATCGGTGCATAACAGTAAATAACAGTTTATACAACACCCACACATTTATGGATAATACGTTACATATAGATTAAATCAATTGATTTTACGGTGTGTGGTATGCATATAGATTAATTAATTAACTTAAAAAACAGAAAAAAATCAGATGACCTTATCAGATTTAGATTTAGACAAAAAAATACTCAGCGATATCGTGGTTCATACTAAATATGCCAGACACTTAGAGGATAAGAACAGACGGGAGACGTGGGAAGAAATAGTAACTCGTAATAAGGAAATGCACGTACGAAAGTACCCAATGATTGCGAGTGAAATTGAAGATGTGTATAATGACTTTGTTCTTACTAAGAAAGTATTACCGTCAATGCGGTCAATGCAGTTCGGTGGTAGACCTATAGAAATAAACAATTCAAGAATATACAATTGTGCATTTCTACCAGTTGATTCAATATATAGTTTTTCCGAAACTATGTTTTTACTACTTGGCGGGTGTTTTGACCCAGCTACATTGATAAAAACAAAAGACGGTGATAAACGTATCATTGATGTAACCGTTGACGATTATGTTTTAACATTTGATGAAAAAACAAATAACTACAACTGGGTACAACCATCATTTGCAGGAATGACCGCAACTGCTGACAAGCAAAAAATTGAATTGACACTTGAAACAGGCAAAACAATAAAATGTACAGCAGATCATAAATTTTATACAACTAATCGTGGTTGGGTAGAAGCACAAGATTTAACAGAAGAAGATGACATTCAAACATTTTCTGAAAATAATAACGGAAATATGTAATGTTTGTAATTATAAGAACACTGAATTAACTCTAAATAATAGAGAGTGGACTTGTCCACACTGCAACACTGTTCATGATAGAGACTTAAATGCAGCACTTAACATACTCAATGAAGGAATCAATATAATAACAAATACCGTGGAACTACGGAAATTAACGCCTGTAGAAACATGAGGACAGTATTGGCTACCTCAGCTCAGGAATCCCCTTCCTTTAGGTGGGAGTAGTTCAATTGGTGGGAACGAGATATATACACACGTGGTATGAACACATTATTAACCGAAATGACATATGAAAATAATTAGAAAGAAATTTATAAATGATAATCGTAATTACTATGATTTATCAATCGAAGGTACGCATAATTTTTGCTTAGCGGATGGTGAGGTAGTCCACAACACAGGCGTGGGATATTCGATACAGACACACCATATAGAAAAACTACCTGATATTAGAAAACCCAATTACAACCGAAAACGTAAATATGTTATACAAGATAGTATAATTGGATGGTCTGACGCCGTTAAAGTACTATTCAAATCATACACAGGTAAAATAAATTCACATATTCAGTTTGACTTTAGTGATATCCGAGAAAAAGGAGCATTATTAATCACCGCTGGTGGTAGAGCACCTGGTCCTGAACCACTTAGACTTGCTCTTACTAAGATAGAGGGTATGTTACGTGAAAAGGAAGATAACACTAAACTAACTTCATTACAAGCTCATGACATTATGTGTCATATAGCCGATGCAGTTTTAGCGGGTGGTATTCGTAGAGCTGCTATGATAGCCTTGTTTAACTTAGATGACACCGCTATGTTATCATGTAAAACAGGTGATTGGTATGTTCGTAATCCACAACGTGGTAGAGCTAATAACAGTGCTGTTATACTCAGACACAAGATAACTAAGAGTAAATTCCATGATTTATGGGAACGAATGAAAGAAAGTGGTGCAGGCGAACCTGGAATCTACTTTACAAATGATATGGAATATGGCACTAACCCGTGCATCACAGGGGATGCATTGATTACAGTTAAAGATGTTGGTATTAGTGAAACCGATGATGAAATTGCAATTGGTGTACCATATCAAATTCCAATGAAATTGTTAATAGAACGTTTTGACAGTGGTGGTATAATGCCATATGTATTATCATACAATGAAGAAACTGAGAAAACTGAATGGGATATTATTGATATGGGTGCACTAACACGTGAAGATACAGATGTAATTGAACTTGAATTAGAAGATGGTGAAATGATAAAAATGACACCAGATCATAAAGTTTTTACGAAAAACAGAGGATATGTAAATGCGGCTGACTTAACAAATGAAGATATTTTATTGAAAATTGATTAAAAATTCAAAAATCTTATATTTATAGTAAATAAGATAGGGGTTTTTACCGATGGATGTAATAAAAAAATTATTAGATGAAATTTATAAACCACTTGGACGTGGAAATAAAATAACAATACCAGAAGAATTATTGGATACATATGATGAGTTTAAAACACAACAATGGGATAAGTATGGATTGGCGAACGCAGCTTCGGTTAAACGTGTGTTTATGAAGAAGAATTTAAGTAGAATATATCCAGATGAATATAAAATAATACGAGATGGATTATATGATGAATATTATAACAAAGAATATGGATTAAAGTTAATAGCACGAAAGCTACAATACTCATATACATCGGTTAGAGATATTTTTTCGGTATTTGGTATACAAATTAGAAAAGGGTATAATGTGGTCACTGATAGAGTGTGTGAATTTAGAACCCAAAAAAGTAAAAATGAATATAAAAATAGAAAGGGGTGGTTTACTACATTTGATAGAAAATCACATCACACACAACGTGGAGTACAAGGATATTACTTCAATGTAACAAAAAATAAATATGTATGGTTACGGAGTAGTTGGGAGTATATTTACGCTAAATGGTTGAATAAAAATAATATAGAATGGGATGTGGAAGTTACATCATTTCAAGTAAATAATAAAAACTATAGACCTGATTTTTTTATATATGATAATCTAAATTTAACTAAAATTGTAGAAATTAAAGGCTACTGGAAAGACAAACAATGGAAAACAACGGAATTGAATAATAAATTAGATATTGATGTAATTATTGTAGATGATATAACTAAATACATACCAATAGATAGTACATACAAAAAGGAGTTAGGTAAATGGAAACAAACCCGAAGATTGAAAATATGAATTACAAAGAAATTAAAATAAAAAAAATTAATATAACAAAGAATGAAGATGTTTATGATATTACGGTTCGTAAAAATCATAACTTTTTCGCAAACGGATTACTAGTTCATAATTGTGCCGAAATTTCGTTAAGACCAAATCAATTTTGTAACCTTACCGAAATCAACATGAGTAGTGTTGTAGACCAAGAGGACTTTGAACAACGTGCTAAAGCAGCCGCTTTCATTGGTACACTTCAAGGTGGATATACTGATTTTCATTACCTACGTGATGTATGGGCTCGTACAACCGAAAAGGATGCGTTGTTAGGTGTAAGTATGACAGGAATTGCATCCAAAGCGAACTTACAGTTAAATTATTCAGCATCCGCAGAGGTTGTTAATGAAGAAAACAAACGAGTGGCTGAAATCATAGGTATAAACCCAGCAGCTAGAACAACATCGGTTAAACCCGCGGGCTGTCAAATTCCATCTACTAAAATACGAACAACTGATGGTGATATGAGTTTATATAATATTTTTAAGAAAAATGGTATAGAACTCAATGATAAACTGAATGAATATCGGGAATGGTATGATGTGACTACGGATATTAAAGTGTATGATGATAACGATAACGAAAATTCTATTACAAAATTATTCATAAATGGTACAGAAGAAACAGTAAAATTTACAATGGAGGATGGAAGTATAATTGAATGTACACCACACCACAAATTTATGATGAATGATGGAAATTGGAAACAAGCGATTGACATTACAGAAGATGATGATTTTTTACATATTGAAAAATAATTAATGAATTTAGCTGGTTTAACAGTTGTTTTTATAATTTATCAAATAATAAAAAAGAAAACCCCTTCCTTTAGGTAGGGGTAGTTCAAAAGAATAGGGGATATATCGTTATAACAATATGGGATACTGATTGGTATTCTAGTAAAGATAGAGTAAAGAATAAATTAAAAGAGTAGATACAATGAAATTTAAGAAAAAAGAAATAACACAATCATTCACTGTAGATATTGAGGTGGAAAACAAACCAATGTATCAAATGTCAAACGGAACACTTTCACATAATACAACTAGTTTGGTACTTGGTACGAGTAGTGGTATACATGCATGGCATAATGATTACTACATTAGGCGACTGAGAATTGGTAAAGATGAATCAATCTATTCATATTTAAGAGATAATCATAGTCAATTAATGGAAGATGAATTCTTTAGACCAGAACAACAGGCTGTTATATCAGTACCACAAAAAGCACCCGAAGGAGCCATCACACGTCATGAATCACCTATTGATTTATTAGAACGTGTTAAATTTGTGTCACAGAATTGGATTCACCCCGGATTTCATAGTGGACAAAATCAACATAACGTTTCATGTACGGTTTCGGTAAAAGACGAAGAATGGGATGAAGTACGTGATTGGATGTGGCGTGAAAAGGAACACTATAATGGTATATCAATACTACCATTCAACGGTGGTACTTACAAACAGATGCCGTTTGAGGATATTACAAAAGAACAATATGAGAAATTATATAAACAATTAAAAGGAATTGACTTAACACAAGTGATTGAGCATGAAGATAACACCGAGTTATCAGCTGAACTTGCATGTTCAGGTGGAAGTTGTGAAATTACGTAGAATCAATATAATAACAAATACCGTAGGAACTACGGAAATTAACGCCTGCAGAAATATGAGGACAGCATTGGCTACCTCAGCTCAGGAATCCCCTTCCTTTAGGTAGGAGTAGTTCAAATGATTAGTAGTTATACCATTTATCAAACCAATCTATACCAAAATAAAAGAATATATCAAAAAACGAAAAAATACAAATAATTAAAAATAATAAAGTTATGAATGAAAATGAAGGTACATTAGATGTATCAGAAATCAACCAAACCGAAATTAACTTACTAGGATTAGAACCATCTGATTTTTTACTACGATTCCACGATGAGGAAAATAATAACGAGGAAGTTGGCCGATTTTATTTGGAAGATGGGAAATTGAAATTTCAAGGTGATGTTGACAAATCAGCAAAACTATTCATAGAAACCGTACTTGGTCTGTACAATTTGAATAATGGGTAGATCAGTTGGTGAAAATCACTGGAATAGTAAGTTAACGACCAAACAAGTCTTGGAGATCCGTGAATTAGTAAAAAGCGGATTCTCCAAGAATTTAATTGCACGTAATTATAAGATTAGTGTATGGAATGTTACGTGTATATCATCTGGTTTAACTTGGACTCACCTGCAATAAAGTTATGTACGATAATTGGATACCGATAACCAATACAAATAATCACATTATATCCAACCACAACAAAACAGTTGATAACCCTGAATATTTTAACTCGGTATTATACCAACAGTTTCATGGTATGTTATACAAGTATGTACATGGTGAGTTAGTGGTGGTAAAGGTTAATGCCATAATGGGTAAGTTTAATACTGTTCAATACGGTAATACGATGTTATCCGATGGTGTACGGACTTTATTGAATGAAAGTGGTATAACACTACGTGGACATGATATAGTCGGTAAGATTGACCAATTTGGTAGAGAGTACGAATACTCAACCGATGACTTTATACAAATGAAAGGTCGTACATATAAACGTATTAGGTCTTACATTAATAATACCGAGTTTACAATTGTAAATGGATATAATTCAGATATGGATTTTATCACAAAGGCATGGTCTACTGAACATAATTCAAAACATCAATTACGGATGTTGGATATCATTAAACATAATCTAGACATTGTAAAAATAAGTACGGTATATAGTGAGGGTATGATGGTTGGATTCTCGGTAACCGAACCAATAAATGACAACTACTCAGTTGCAATACAACGGTTGATTAACCCAAACGTTAAAGGTATAGTTAAAGAACCAAATTTTCTATTACATTATACCGATTGTATTAATAACATTGGTAAGACATTAAACTTAGGTGCGTCACGTGATCAAGGACAGGATATAGCTAAACGAAAGTTAATACCCAGTAACAAAAAGAAAATATATAGAAAGGTGTCTGCTCACAATTTGACAAAAGAACACTATAATAAATTGAAAAATAATTGACAAAAAATTAGGAATTGTCAAAAAAAAGTCGTATACTTGTATAGTAAGATTAGTAATAAACACTTAAAATATAAAACATGAATAAGATTGTATATGTGATGGGAATCGGAGTTATTAACATTAATACTGGGAGAACAATGTATGATTGGAGTATCTACGATTCTAGTCTAGCTGAAAACGCTTCGGTGTACCTAACAGACGAAAATTCGTTACTGTATTGTCAGACTGGAACGTTTGAAATCGGTGATGTTGTTGATTTATTCGGTAATGATTCACGTAGGTCGTTGAAACGTGGCGTTACTATTATTGATTCATCTGTAACAATTAAGGAAAACGTATTGAAGATGTTGAAACAACATAACTTTGATTATTACCCAATCCGTCCGTTCACAAAACGACCAAGTGGAAACCGTAAATTAAAAACTTCATATTCGGTGAAATAATATTTGGAATTGTCAAATATTTTTTGTATATTTGTACAAATAAATAAACTAAAAAATCATAAATGAAAAAAATTAGGAATCCTTATCATAGGACTAATGTTAGTATTGTCATTTGGTAGTTGTACTCAAAATCAACGAGCTAAAAAACTCGGTGGAACATCAACCTTAGAGTTAGAATCTAACCAAAAGTTGGTAACGGCTACATAGAAAAGTGATAATCTATGGATACTCACCCGTGAAATGAAACCAAACGAAACAGCTGAAGTTTATAAATTTTCAGAAGAAAGTTCATATGGTGTGTTTCAAGGTACATACGTAATCAAAGAACATAAAACAAAGTAAATGAAATACACAGAAAAGCAATTACAACAAAATTACGAAGACTTCATTGAATTTCTTAAAAAGGCGTTTTCTGGAGATAGATTGGAAAAACTATTACACATGTATTCCGAAAAGGAACTTGGTGTAAATGTATTGATATCACCCGCAAGTGGTAATATAGATTATCATAATGCGTATGACGGTGGTTATCTTGACCATATTATGAACGTTGCTAAAAATGCTATGAAAATGATGAAGATGTACCAAGAAAGCGGTGGTACGATTAACTTCACACAAGAGGAATTATTATTTTCGGCAATACATCATGATTTGGGTAAACTTGGTGATGTTGGTAAGATCCATTACATACCAAATGAATCAGAATGGCATATAAAGAATCAAGGTAAGTTATATGTACCAAATCCAGAATTATCATATATGACCGTAACTGATAGAGCGTTTATGTTATTAAATAATTATGGTATCAAATATTCACAAAATGAATTTTATGGTATTAAGTTAGCTGACGGGATGTATGAGGAAGAAAATAGTAGATATCTAAAAGTGTACACCGTAACCCAGCCATGGAAAACGAATATTCCATATATTATTCATTGGGCTGACCACATGAGTACATGTATTGAACGTGACACTATGAGTTCTGATTAATAAAATGGACATAAGAGAATATTTCAATCAATTTAGGGGTATGAGTCCGTATTTCTTCATAAATGAGGATCAATGGACTCATATTAAAGAAACGTACCCAAAAGACGATGTTAAGGAAATCTTAGCTGAAATCTTAATGGAGTACGAAATTCCATATGCAGATATAACGGAACAAGATGCCTACAAAGACTTCATGAAGTTAAAAGGGATACGTTGGAATGAAATATTAACTGAGGGTGAGTGGTTTCCACGAAAAGCCGTACCAACTCGGTATCCATATACATATGATAACAAACAGTTATATTTCAGTAGACTAAATACGGGTAACTCAGCATCAAATTACTTCCAACAAAAGAATAGATGGTCAGTTGATGGTTCAGTTAGTCCAGGTCCAGAACGTACTTGGGGTGATAAGAAATTCATGACATCATTAATGGGAGCAGCTTATTCACTAAAATTACCACAACTTGGTAAGAGTGAATTACGAACCATGATTGGATTACGCAAGTACATATGTGCTCAGTTCAAACCAAACGTGGCCAAGATTTTTTACGAAATGCATAAATCGGAAACGGTATTAGACTTTTCAATGGGATGGGGTGACCGTCTTGCCGGTTTCTATGCAGCTGACACTACTAAACATTACGTTGGTTTAGACCCACGTAAAGAAAATCATCCAATATACGAACAACAAAAAGAATTCTACGAAAAACATACAGGATTCTTTGAAACCGAAAAAACATCTGAGTTTCATATATCACCTGCTGAAGATTTTGACTTCACGCCATATACTGATTACTTTGACATGGTATTCACATCACCACCTTATTTTTCAGTAGAACGGTATTCATATGATGATAATCAAAGTTGGGTACGGTATAAAAACATAGACAACTGGAATAAGGAGTTCTTACACAAGACACTTGAAAAGATAATACCAACTGTTAAAAGTGGTGGTATAATTGCAATCAATATAGCTGACGTATACACTAGTTCATGGTTAGAAATATGTAATCCAATGAATGATTACTTAACATCACAAGGATTAACATATTTGGGCTGCATCGGGCAGGCATTTGCAAAAAGACCCAACAGTGGAGGTGCGGGTACTGCAAAAGATGCTGAACAATTTAGTGAAGAAAGAATACAAGAATCAGAAGAATTAAAAGATAAGCAATTTGCAGAACCTGTTTGGGTGTGGCGTAAATAAAAATGAAACAACTATTAGAACCTCAAATAGAAATGTTACGATATGTAGCCAATAATGATTCATTATTGATTAAAATAATGTCAGAGAATCATTGGGAACATATCGCAGTAAAAAAATACATCAATGAGTTAATATGGGTAGGACAATATGATGACAGAGTTGAACGTTCACGTGAGTTTCTAAATGAGATAAGAAAACAATATTTGAAATATATAAGATATGAAACAAGGTGATAAAGTATTTATAAACGAACAGGC